TCCAGTTCTGGTTCTGTTATATTATTTATAACAGCACTCAGACCGCTGTCCCCAGTGATGGTCTCACCCAACACGAAATTGCCTCTAACGCCTGTTACATATAAGATGTTGTTTGGTACGTCTTGTGAATGTACGTATGCGGTTGTCCCAGAAGTCGTGGAAGTTATCATTTCATCTTCATCGAATGAAGAACCACTCGCAGCAAATGTCACGCCCAAAGCAGTTCTGTTATCAAATTTACTCGTAACATTCAAAGAAGTGTTGTTGATAATGTTTGGTGTTGTACCTATCTGAAGATAATTTAACCCTAATAGATCGTCTGTGTCTTTGAAAGCACCTTGGATTGACCTGATCAGAATATTAGGAGAATCGATATCATACATCATAGCTGATGCACCTGTGTCTTCTTGCGTCACCAACAACTCACCTGTGGCAGAGGAATTTAACTGCGATTGAAGAAAAACGAAATCTGTTGAACCAGACAATGTTAGAACTTCTTCTTTGTTGAACTTTGGGTTTACAATGACGCCGTACATGTTATAATCGTTTTCAACAGGGTGATCTGTAGATTGGAAATTTGTGCTAAAAGAGATACCAGTGGCGTACATCTCATTAATGATATCGGCACCGTGACCGCCGTTTGGCGAAATTATCGCTCTTGCCACAGCAGTGTTAGCTGATGCGGTCAATCCAGTTGTTGTGTCTACAATACCAGTGTTACCCGATACTGTAACATTTGCATAAGAATATCCAGAACCACCGTCAACAATTTCAATTTTTCTGATACCCTTAGTTAGGGTTCCACCGCCCTGTAGTGTCGATAGTGTGATTGCACTTGCTCCTGTTCCGTCACCATCGATGATAACTCTCGGTGCAATTTCATAACGTGAAGTTTGGTCCAACGGTGCAGTGAAAGTAGTGTCTACTGTGATGACCCTATCGTTAGCGACAATGTCGTACCCTGTGATTGTTTTCAATTGACCAGAACCAGTACCACCTCTTACATAGAAACTAGAACCTACGTAGAAAGAGTTGTTTGCTGACAATTCTGGAACAAGAACGATTTGCAGACCCGTTACACCAGATATAGCAATAGGAGCATACTTTTTAAGAGTTGAGGATGTGTATAGGAATGGCATAAAAACTGTTGAAATATATGTGTCAATCGCTGGAGTACCTGTAGTACCATACGTTAAATAAGTTAGCAATAAGTAAGAATCGTAAGATTGTACCCCACCAGTTCCATCGATATCAGCTAAAAGTCTCCCTGGATATGCATAAACTCCTGCAAAATCACCGAGTCCTACGGACGCTTTGATGATTTCTGTCGTAATGAGTTGGACACCTTCTGCTGTAGTTTTACTCGCAAGAACAAACACGTCACCGCTCGCGAAATCTCCATATGATATGTTGAATTCAAAATCTCTTGCTACTCGGATTAGACTTTCGCTTTCTGTATACGTGTAAACTGTACCTAACAAGTTAACATCTGGGTTTGAGGAAACCGCGTCATAGTCTTGTGTTACAATTGTACTTACCACATACTCCGTGTTCGCAGCCTGTGTGGGTGTGAATGACCAAATATACACATCTGATCCAGTGTAGTAACTTCCACTTGTTTCTGCGATTGGCATCTCATAGATATCTCTTTCGGTATCCGTTTGGATAACAAGTTTTCTTGCGTTGTTTGCGTAAGAAACACTCTTGATTGATCCGTATGCAAAGGAGCTGTAGTTAGCACCAATTTCTTCAACTATGATGTTGTCGATTGATCCACCGACCGCATACGAAGAAATCTCACTAATGTGTTCTAGTGGAGCATAGTTATCTGTTTCGAACTTTTCGAACTTCGAAGTCGAAATTCGTGTCATGAGTTTCCAGATGTAACCATCGCCTGTTTGGTAATATCTATCCGAATATGTTGTTCTAGAGTAAAGTGGTTTGTCCAAAGACCCTGAGCCGTAGTTATTCGAGATACATTTGAATAGACTGTAGAAACCACCTTCTTCGGTAAAGACGAAGAAATTCTTATCGAAAATGTTGTCGTCTTTGTCGTCATATTGATCATACACCGTCCCACTCACGTGGATGGTTTTCTTGATCATGTAACTTATGTCTTCTAGTGTCAATTTTTTACCAAAGATGATATCTTTTTGAATATCATAAAAAGAAGAGGTGACGCCTTTGCCAATGGTCGGTAGATTCGGAGAGGTGTCATACGGCGTTGACTTAGATGCAAACATATAGTAATGGTTGCTAGGATCGTTAGTGAAACTTTCAAAGAAAGCTCTAGCGATATAGGTATCAAAGTTTTTGGTGAAAGTTCTCATCTTCTGCCCGTTCTTGGTAATATTTTAGATATTTATGATGTTACTATCTTACTATCAGAATTGGATTTCAAATCTAAAGCACTGACAGATGTATTTATAACTCTGCCGAAAAGTTTTGTGCCCGCTACGTGTACGGTATTTTTGACAACACGTTCGTAGTCTGTTAGATTGATACCTGACTGAATTTCATAAGAATATTCTTGGTAGTAATCATTGTCTCTTAGTTTCTTAGTAGAGTTTAGGTGGGATGATGTTGTTTCCCAATAACCAGTTCCTGTGCCTGTTTTTACCGCAACTGCTACACCAGAACCTAAGATGTTATTTTCATCACTTCTGAAAGAAACTAAATCACCATCTCTATAACCAAATCCAGAGTTTTTGATTTTCAATTCTGTGATCGTTCCTGTCGCGCCAAAAACATCTGTGTCGATGGATGCGTTGATACCCATTACAGGGTTTTGGTACAATGTTTCGACGTTTGTGACTGTTGCACTAATATAATCAGTAGAGGAACCGTACTGTCTGAAACTGACCGTATCTCCAAGAGACACTACGTTCGTATTCAGCGTCACTGTTCTGATTTCGACCTGTCCGGATGTTCCAGAAATATCATAATCTCTCACGTATCCTATTAGTGTACTTCCAACTCTCATTTCATCACCGTTTGTTAAGAACGCACCAACCGATGGGAATTCTACTGTGAGGTATTTATCACCAATGCCCAAAGATTCGATACTTTTGTTGATAACAGCAACAAAGGGGTCGGATTCATACCCAGAACCTGGAGTGAAATTGTCAAGTCTTGAAATTCTACCAATACTGGTGTTGGTGTATGTCAACAGGGAATTTAAGGTAGATGACAATATTCCAGATACAGGAGTGGTTTGCCAATTTGTCACTGAACCAAGACCATCTTCGATTGTGTTGGTATTCACACTAACATTTTGTTCGTCTTCTATAGTTGCAATATCAAAACCAAATCCAGAACCACCTTCGATATATGTGAATTCGTAAGAGTCACCAGTCTCGTTCTGGATATGTGCTTTAGGGATATTTCCACCTGAAACCAACAACTGTTCTGTGTTTGTGTCTGTAAATTTGATACCGAGACCGAAACCTTTGGTGTTGATGGTGTATGCGAACACTGTTTCGTCAGATGGTGTAGAAGACAGATTTATTGTTATTGTACCTGTACTAGAAACATAAGTTATGTTATCTATACCACTTAAAGTTGATTGATAATTAGATAGAGAAGTCCAAGATTCGATACCAACTGTGACGTTAGCTGAATTGGTTGCGTCTAATACAACACCGATGAATTTAAAAACACCCCCGTCATACAGAGACACTTCTTCCCCGATGTAATTCTCAATGGTAGAGTTGGTTGTACCTGCGGTAAACTTATATTGGTATAGGTTGTCTAACGTTCTTAAACTTGGCAACGTTGAAAGACGGATTTTCTTTTCGGATATCAGAACACTCGTTAGGGAATTGGTAGTGTAACCAAACCCACCATCGATAAGTGTATATGTAACTTTATCAGATGGGTTCTCAACTTTTTTTACAATCGCGGCCGCGTAGTCGCCGTATGTGCCTGTGATTTTAACTTCATCACCAACACTATAGTTCAAAGCGCCTTCTGTGATCACAATGGAATTCAGAGAACCTAAAACTTTAGGCGCACCGTTCAAGTTGCCGTCATCTGTGATAACATCATTGATTTGGAATTCGTTTGATAAGTTGCTGAGATACATAACATCAACAAAAGTCCCGTTAGTACGTTTTCTAACGATAGCGTCTACGGATGCTGTTGCCTTCGAAATCGTACCGATGATATTCTTACCAACCATTTCGAAGTTTCTGTCTTCTGTGGTAACTTCGATGTATCTAGGGATTTTCCAAACAGAAGCTGATGCTCTTAGGATGTCCTTTGCTGGATAATACACTTGTGCTTCTTCCCCGAAAATCATTTTCATGAGAAGTTTGACAGACTTTTCCGATCCCTTTGAACGGTAGAAATCCATGATATGTTTGACCATTGTTCTTTGGTCTGTATATGTCACAAGAGGAAATTCTGATAGATATTTGTTTTTAAAGTGGACGACAAATTCATCTAAAGTTTGGTCGATATCATTCGTTTCTGGCAAAATTCTGTTCATATATTCAGAATAACCATATGTGTTTTCTAGAAACTCATAATAAGCCTCTAGAAAATCTACCATTATGGAACCGTTTTCCTGATAATATGCAGGAAACTGGTTTGCTATTAGGTGGGATACTTTTTTGTTGATATCCATTACTCTCTAACTCCGCTCACCCTTACTGTAACGTCCGATGGTCTGATTTTTATGATCCTGTCTTTCGGTGCAGCGATATCTTTTCCTCTCAGTTTTGCATAGAAACGCAAATCAGTACCAGTGTAAGAATCGATTAGTAGATTGTTTATAACAACTCTACCAGTCTGATAATCAACTGTACCGATGTTCTGTTTTAAGAATGTGAAGTCACTTCCGTTTGTTTGGATGATATGTAGATTGCCATTTCCACCATCAACGATATATCCTGTCTCGCCTCTATAAACGATGTTCGAGGATGCAATCGCTGGATCGTGGTTTCTAATATCTTCACCGAGTGTTAGTGGGTGGTCAAGAATAAGAGAATTGTTGAATTTAATCTCTTCACTGAATAGAAGACCAGTGATAGGCGATATTGCGATTACCGCTTTAACAGTTGTATCGTTTGAGACGATAGAAGAGTTCGAATCATCGATATAACGTGTTAGATGCGAATAACGCATTGTCTTATTGAAATCGGACAACTCTGTGATAGAGAAATTCGCAATCGACCCCAACACATCGTTCTTGATATCTGTTGCAGACGATGTAGTAGTATTTGTGTTATAGTAAACGGTGGTATCTACATTCGCGTACATGTACTGTGGTTTAACAAAGATTGGTTCAATCGCAAGAGGCGAAATGTCATTTAGATATTCGATGTATCTAGAGATTGCACTTGAAGTCAGTGCATATCCACTTTGAACGTCTGCTGAGATTGCTACTTTACCAAATCTAGGTGGGTCTAGTTCTTCTCCACCATAAACCGAGACTGCTGAAATTTCACTGAATCTATTTTTCAGAAGAATTTCATAGTCTTTTGAGTTGACTGCTCTGTCCTGTACTTGGATTGATTTTGGAGCAAAGAACTTGATGGAGTCTGTAGATTCAACATCTTGACCGCCTTCTGCTTTCTGTGAGAAAGTTACAATTGCATCATACCCATCTGGCTGGTCGATGATCTGTATGTTAGTTGCACCGTTAGCTTCTATACCACGTGTGACCCTGTATTCAATTTCAACAACATTACCGACCACTGGTTGGTAACCAAAAGCATTTCTACCAAAAGTCACTTTATATCTTTCGGCAGAAGCAGGTTCGATGTAGAAGACTTCGTCGGTTTCGAGAACACCGTAGATGTTACCCTTTACTTGATATTCGGACTTAGATGAATCTACATCAACGTTGTCTCTGATGCGAACTCTTACGCTGTTCGTATCAACATTCTTATTGTTGATAATAAACTCTTGCCTTTCATCTCCAGTTACTGTATAATATTCTTTAATGATTTTACCTTCATATACATCTACACCAGAAATTGTGTATGAACCATTGTTTGGGTAAACAGAATAAGAATCTGATGTGACAAAAGTGAAGACTTCTGTACCACACACTGCTTTGAACTTCGTACCACGTGGAACGGTGATAGACACTGGAGAGTCTGCTGCATTGATTCTAAGAGATACTGTAGACTGTGCGCTATGCATTGATCTAGGAAGATAATTCAATTCCTTAGCATGTGAAACCACACTGTCTCTCAACTGTGCGCTGTCCAAAAACATTTCCGAGAATACCATGTTACTGTAATAGTTATTCTGGAATGTGTTGTACGCTAGGATATCCAATAGCACAGACATGTTCGAACCATCAAAGTCATAATCTTTGAATTGTTCTTGCGCACTTAGATATGTTTTTAAATTTAATCTAATTTCATCGAAGTCTAATTTCGTGAATGGAATATTGTCTGACATTATCTTACCCTAGTTAGTGTTTTTGTTAACGTTATTGGCGTTTCGCTGTTGACTACGTTAAAGACGATTGTAACAGTTATATCATTATAATCTTCGTTTGCTTTCACGCTAACGTCAATCACATTCGCTCTAGGCTCATAATTACTTATAGTAGATTTCACCATTTCTTCAATAGAAAGAATTGTGAGTGGTGAAACGTTTTCGAAAAGCATAGTCTGGATATCACTTCCTAGATTTGGTCTAAAGAAACGTTCTCCACGGTTTGTCAGTAAAAGATTTACGATGGAATCTTTAACTGCTTCTTCGTTTGTCACACGTGCCAAATCAGAACTCACTGGATTTAATAGTAAGTCCTTCCTGAAATCTGCATAAAGAATTCTCTTTTTCTGTAGTGGTGTGATTTTCATCTATCTTTCCTTGGTTTAGTAATATTTATATCACCAACGTTAAACTGGTCCAGTGGTTCTCGTTTGATCGGTTTCTACGGTCTCTGTTTGTGTGGGTGCGTTACCTTGGACGATGCTCGTCATTTCTGTCATGTTTCCAGCGATGTGTGCGCTGATAAGGTTCCCGTATCTGCCACCAGTTCCAGTAGCGATACATCTAGTTCCGCCTGCCCATGAACGTTTTTGTCCGATGTCAATGTGTGTGAAACTACAGTTATCATATGTCTGGATACCACCAAACCCCTGAATACTACAAGCAGCGATAAATGCTGGTACATCACTTGGGTATGCAACATCAATTGCCATGCCAGACATGTGCAATGATCTACCAGCACCACCAACGTCTCTGTTATATTGTGCTGATCTAAATCCAGAATTGCAAGTTACAGGTTTGTTTTGCGGGCACATATCAAGTGCTTTGATTAGTCTTACCCAAACTTCGTCACGGACTCTTCTCCAACCGTCACTTCCATCTGGAGCAGTGTCAGATGCAATCATCGAAGTCACACCACGACCAAATGTTACGTATCCTGGAATTCCAGAGTTTGTCATATTTAGAATAGAGTTTGCCTGTGTTTTGGTAATCTCGCCGTTCTCAACATATCTTGGAATTGTCAGACCAGCAGAAGATGCAGGTTGCCCGTTATCTTGCAGTGAAGGGGTGCCTATACCAGTAGCAGAACCAGATGGGTTGTTTGCCAGTGATGTGAGCCTTCCTCTTGTTCTGTCAATCTCTCTTGTTCTAATACGTCTACCACCATTTTCGATCACGCCTTGTGTTATCAATAGACCTTGACGTTCTACATCTTCCACGTTACTCGCATAGTCAGTGACTTGTTTTCTCAGTGCATCGACTGGCGATTTCATGAATGACTGCAACATCTCAGAGAATTGGCAGAAGCGGAAGAACAGAAGTGATAAAACCTCTGGTGTGATTTCTTCAAACTGTGATACTGCCTTTGCGAGGAACTCTTCGATCTTCGATTTGATACTTTCGATAGAAATGTCTGATAGAAAGTATCTTACGTTGTCAATCATTCTTCTGAAGTGGGTTAATACTTGCAGACCAAGATTTTTTGATTTTTCTACAAGACCAGATACCTTACCGATGGTGTTGTTTAACTGCGTCATAAGTGTTTCTTTTAACTTATCCACAATCTGCATCAACACTTGTTTGATAGAACTCAGTGGTCCAATCAAAGACGCCAAGTCAAAGTTCTGAAGAGACCTAATCATATCCATAGCATTTTGGGTTTTTGATAGAAGTTCGGAATTCTTTGAGAATGGATTTGAAATAGAACCACAAGTACCACCATTGACACTCGCTGCAACGTTCTCCAAATTATAGTTTTCGAGTTGATCAAGCATGTTATTCATATCAACAGATGGGGATACAATAATGTTATACCCATTCAGATAGTTTTGAATGATTGTTATTGTTTGGGACGAACCGTAACCAGATTGGTTTAGAAAGTCTGCGGTATCGATATACGTGAACGGTCTCTGTTGTAGTCTATCGTTTAGATATGGGAATGGACCCAAGTCTTTGTTATTGTTTTTAAGAGTGTTAATCAATGATGTGAGAGTGATTAATTCATCTCTGTCAAAGTACAGTACAGGGTTCTGTTGTTTTAGAATGGTGTCGAATTCGGATAGACCCTTTCTAAAAGCATAATCGTTTCTCTGTAGTGCAGTGTATGCATATCTTGATGCTAGTGTGCTTGGTTTACATGACATTTCTATACACCTTAAACTGGTTGATCATCTGATAAGTTTCCACTAATCGCAAACGGATGTGGTCTAATTGGGTTTGCATTGGTTCTATTTGAACCTGTTGTCATAACAGGCGATGGTGGGTCAGTCATTTCTGGTACGACTGGATTCTCTGCATCTGGAGCATCTCCAGCGCCACCTTCTGCCATTCTAACAACATCATCGATGTAGACGGTTTCGCCTTTGATTTGTACATCACTGCCGTTCATCACCAGTTCTTCATCTGACTTGATACCCATTGTTGCGTCTGACTGTATATTCAACGCTTCTATAGAGTGTATTGACAACGTACCTTCAGCACCAACTTTAATTTTATTTGCTGAATATATGTCAATGTTGTCGGTGTGTGCTTCCATAGAAATTGTTGCACCTTTTAGTTCAATACCTTCAGCGGAGTTGAATGTCATTTTGCCTCTTGCAGTTACAAGATAGTTTTCACATTCGACTTCCATATCGCCAGCAATCCAAATTTTATTTGATCCACCTTCAATCATAATGTTGTAGTTCTGACCAACGTTTAGATTGGTATCACCAGTTGACATTTGGAACTGTGTGCCTTCGCTGTGGTTATATGTGTCGCCAGTCGATTTGATAAGAACTGTTCCCTGCGAATCTAATTGGATCACGGTTCCTGTACTGTGTGTTATTAAGATTGTACCAGAACTGTTATCGTCGTTGATAACGATACCACTAGCAGAACCTCTATTTCCGATGAAGGTTGTGTTGACACTTCTACCAGGTGACATTACTGGCGGTTCATTCCAAGATACGGGTGTCCCGTCATCATATCTTGCAGGAGTTTCAATGCCTTCTCTGGCAAACGTTCTATGTAAGGCAGTCGCAGTCCTATTCATCTGTTCCCCTGTTAACCAAGGGGAAAGATATGTGTTGCCGTAGTTTTTAATATACCCACTCGTTAGAATCATGTCTCTTCCTTACCTACTCGCATAGTATGCGTTGATACTGTCTACGGTGATTGGTCCGCCGCCAGATGTTCTCCAAACAGGGTTTTGTTGCCATGCTCTCGAACCCATTGGATATACGACTGTGTTGCCCGACCTACCTGCGTATGAAGGCGCTGCCTGCATGATACCGAGAGGACCGCCACGATAGTTATTCTGTGATAGATAATTACTATACAAGTCCAATTGTTGCGCTGGTGACATGTTTTGGATTTCGCCAGTCGTAGTTCCGAGACCTCTTGCTGTTGCTGGCATAAACTGGAATAGACCAGTTGCTCCAGAACCTAGACCATTTGTTCTTGTAGGATCAAATCCACTTTCGCCGTCAATAATGCGATACAGTTCATCACGTGTAAGTCCAGGATGTGTTGCGAGGATTCTTTCCATAGAACCATTCCATTCTGGGTCTGCTTCTAGTTGTGCGATTGAACGAGGATCAGGTTGTCTGTTAGGATCAGCGTTACCAACATTATCTGGACCACTAGGTGATTGTGTTGGGTCAAAATTGGGGTTATTCGGGTTTCCAAGTGACTGTGATCCAGATGGGTCAGAGTAGTCTTCCGCATTCATGCCTGGGATACTGCCAAGGATCATAGGATGTTGTGCTTCTCTTCCATCTAGGAACAAACCAAAAACCCAATCGCCTTCTTCTGGGATTGTCTGTAGTGTTCCATAAGTGCCATTCATACAGATTGCCCACGGGTAGTCTTCTAATTCTACCGTGTTTAATTGGTCGAGTGGTTTTATATTCGTTTCGGTTGGGTGTATACCAAACGCATGTACCCTGACTCTGCCTTCATTGATAGGGTCGTGTTTGTCAACTACGACACCCATAAAGAAGTAAGGATGAATTCCGTTAAAGTTAGAAAACATTATTTTCTCATTGTCCAATTTCTGTGAAAGGCAATATACCGCCTTTGATTAACGTTAAGTCTTGCCAGTATGTCTGTTCGTAGAATAGGTTAGTAACACTTTCAACAAGGTAAGAACCACTTCTAGAATTATCTATTGCGTTTTCTGTCGCTTGGATAGGTAATTGTATATTGATAATCTTCCCAGCAAATATTGTATTGTTGCCAAATATTCTGACATTCAAACGTGTGCTACCATAATGATATGTTTGCGCGCCCTTGTTATTATATATGTCTGGATAATAAGTGGAAGGTCTCTGTCTTGCTGTTGGCGGGTCGTCTGGTCCTGGATAGTCTCTAAAGACGTATGATCTATAATTCTTATTCAGATAATTTTCCACAAACTCGTTTGTGTGCATAAAACCAATATCGCCCGTCACCTCTGGTGTGTCGCCTGATGCGTCTGGATAGACGTAATCGGTGTATTTCTGAAGATGTTCATAATCGTTGACGATTTCTGTTCTCTCGGATAGATGCAGTTCGTTTGTTTGTCTGTAGTATGCACCGTTCATCATTGCATCGTGTGAGTTTGTATAGTTATCAAATGAATATGCAAGTATGTTTTGCATTTTCATAAGTTCTGCTTCTGGACTGGTATCAACTGGTCCGGTGTTGTAGAAGTATAGAGGCATTTGACCATCTTGCCCAAATGCAATCAAATCTTCGATACATGTGAAGTAATACTTTTCTCTATTCTCAAAGAAACGATACTCTTGTGATTTCATTTCCGAAGACCATGCTTTTCTTGTTAAGAAGTGCATTGCATCCTCTGGTCTCAGAGCGGGAATGATAAGTTTCTGTGGACCGTCTGTCGGAGTGACATACATGTCCTTTTCCGTACCCCGACCATTCTCTTTGAAATAATCTCTGAATAGTATTTCTGATTGTTCCGAAACTGGTTTGTATGTTCTAGATGATCCAGTTCCTTCTGCAATACAACGTCTTATCTCGTATTTGTCGGAAACGTATTTACCCACCGATACAAAAGCGATAGTGTATTCGATACCGTGGTCGCCAGATTCGCCAAATGGTTTGGCGTTGGAGATAGAGTATAGGACAAATTTTTCTGTCAGTTCAACGTCTCTGAAATCTTTATATGTGACTTCAATCAATTCTTGACCACGTAAAGGAAACCCTTGTAGGAAACCAGTAGAGTCGTATACCTTAGCGCTACCCCTGACAGCACCACTACGGATACTCTCTTTAATTTCCCAAGTATGGATTAATGTCGATATGTCAACAGGGTTTCCGTCTCCAACTAAATTGGATACCTTGAAACTTACTAGGTTGTATACGCCAGCTGATTTGTACCCCTCACTCATTCATAATCCTCTTGAATTCAGTTTCTACTTGTGACAAGAACCTTCTATCAAGTAGATAAATAGTTCTTCTAGAATTGTTTAAATCATCTTCGTATTCGTAATGACGATATGCTTCCCATTCGTCTGAGGCATAGTCGTTAGATAGTGTGAATGATTCTTTTGACAATATAAGATTTGGGTCTTCTTTGTTTCTGTAATGGATAATATTGTCTGTTATATCTGTTCTCATAATCCAATTTATAACATCAAAACCAGTCGTTCCAGAAATGTCTGCATATTTTTTAATCAACATGTTTTCAAAATCACTACTTGACAATGGCCATTCGTTCAACGGATCGATTATATTGTTTGATAGATATACCAACCAGATGTATTTGGAATTACCATAATAGTAATTAGCGACTTGATCCGATCTTAAATCATCTTGAATTGTGTATGGGAGAAAGACATATGGGTCTTTCTGAAGAGACTCATAGAACTTTGCGCGTTTCGTGATGTTGACAAGTTTTTCGCCTGTATGAAACACCTGTGGGAAATATGTGAAGTATTTAGACATTAGTTATCTCCGAAATCTTCTTTAGTCCAGATACTTGCTTCTGTGACTTGAAGACTAAAAGTCACAGAAGAAGGAATGCCGCCTCTGTTGAGAGACACACCTTCTGGAGCATAGTTGACTGAGAACGAGTTGATCATACATGGTTTGAAATAATAGAAGTATTCTCTGTTGACACCGACAAACCAGATGTTCAATATATCTGGATACTTTAGAAGTGCTTTAGAAAGTGTGCCTTGGGCGCCATCGCTTGCGCCTGCGTATGATGGGAGAGACGCTTGTCTAAACTTCTTTGCCATCTTTCTAATAGTGTCTGCCTCTCTGGCATTCTTCGGTGACAACTTCCATTCGAATTGGTGTGTCTTTAGACCGACACCTTTAAATTCAAGTGCAGCGTGTGGGTTGATCGCCATACCAGTTCCGACTGAAATACCAGATTCGATTGAATTACCA